GTAGTGACCTACCTGCAGCGGTTGCTGGAGGAGGAGAAAGATTTGCCGCTCAACGTGGAGGATCTCTGATGTGCTTTGGAGGGGGCGGCAGCCCGGCCACCATCACGATGCCCGACACCGGCGCTTATGACCGGCTGGCGCAGATGCAGATGGATGCCATGCGCCAGTCGCAGGATGGCGCCATCAAGGTCAAGCAGGGCGAGCTGAACCAGGCGCTGACTGCGCAACAGGAATCACTGGCTCAGCTGCGCGATGTCAAGACTGCTCGCGCGAATGACACCGCTGCCAATGCCGCGCGGATGGCAGCGCTGATCGGCACGCCACCGCCGGACAAGGCGGCAACGGCGCCCGTGCTGGGCAGTGACCGCGCCGAGATGAGCCGCCCGGCTGGCAAGCGCGGGCTGCGCATCGACCGGGCTACGCCCACCACGGCCGGCGCTGGCACCGGACTCAACATCACATCAGGAGTTTGACCATGTGCTTCGGATCACGGCCACAGCCCCCGCAGATTGTCTACCAGGGTCCGAGCGAAGAAGACATCGCACGGCAGAACGCATCCATGGAGACATACCGGCAGCAGGCCGCTCAGCAGCAGAAGCTGTTGGCCGATCAACTGCAGCAGCAGATCGACACGGCGAACACGCGCATGGCGGAACAGCAGACGCGGCTTGCTGAGGAGCAGGCCATGTCTGCGCGTGCATTGATTCAGCAGGGCGCCTATGCCGTCCAGACCACGCAGGAGACACCTACAGCAGTGCAGAGCACCACTGCGATGAAGGCCAAGGACAAGCCCCGCACCGGCCTCAAGATCGCGCCCGGTTCCACTGCTGCATCAGCCGGCACCGGCCTGAACATCGGGGTGTGACATGGGTTGCGAACGCGACTACCGGCAGCTGGAAGGCGACAGGAACAACTACCTGGAGCGGGCCCGCACCGCTGCCCGGTACACCTTGCCGTACCTGATCCCGCTCAGCGACAGCTACACCCCGGGGCAGAACCAGCAGTGGGGGCTGCCCTGGAATGGCCTTGGCGCTCGCGGCGTTCACAACATCACCAGCCGGTTGACGTTGGCGTTGCTGCCGCCAACGGAGGCGTTCTTCCGGTTCACGATTGACGAGATCGAGCTGGCCACCCAGGAGCAGGAAGCCCTGGCGGCCGGCGCCACACCCGAGGATCTGGCCAAGGGCAAGAGCACGTTTGATCTGGGCCTGGCCAAACTCGAACGCGCCGTGCTGCGCAGCATCGAAACCAGCAACGACCGGGTGGCGTGCCACGAAATGCTGATGCACCTGATCGTGGGCGGCAATGCGCTGCTCTACGTCAGCGAGAAGGGGCTGCGGTGTTTCCACCTCGACCGCTATGTGCTGCGGCGCGATCCGATGGGCAACCCCCTGCAGGCGATCGTGTGCGAGGAACTCAGCGTTGAGAACCTCCCGCCGCGGGTGAAGGCTGTTCTCGATGAGGAGGATGGCGACAGGATCGCCGGCATCGACGACGAGGACGGTGACGACGACGCCTCCGAATACGACCGGACGGTGAAGCTGTTCACCTGCGTCGAATGGGAGGACAACACAGTTACGTGGTATCAGGAGGTGAAGGGCCGGGAGATCCCCGGCACCAAGGGGACCGCCAAGGTCAGCGAGTCACCCTGGCTGCCGCTGCGGATGTACCGCATCGACGGGCACCACTACTCGCCGGGCTACATCGAGGCGGCATGTCTAGCTGATCTGCAGACCGCTGAAGCGCTGAGCCAGGCCATCGCCGAGGGCTCGTTGGTCAGCGCCCAGGTGAAGCATCTGGTGAAGCCCAGTGGCGTCGCCAACCCGAAGAAGCTGGCCGACAGCGCCAATGGCGCCTACCTGCCCGGCAACCCGGATGACGTGTTCACCATCCAGGTCAACAAGGCCTCGGATCTGCGGGTGGCAATGGAGGGCTTGGCCAGGGTGGAGGCCCGACTGGGGCAAGCGTTCATGCTGGCCGACGTGCGCGACAGCGAACGCACCACAGCCGAAGAGGTGCGCCTTCATGCACTGCAGATCGAGAACAGCCTCGGCTCGATCTACAGCATCCTCACCACGGAGTTCCAGCAGCCCTATGTGGCGCGGAAGCTGGCGCTGCTGATGCGCGCGGGGAAGCTGCCGAAGCTGCCCGACATGGTGAAGCCCGTGGTCAGTGTTGGCCTGGCAGCCGTGGGCCGCGGCAACGATCTGGAGAGGACCGCAAGGTTCATGCAGATCCTGCAGCAGTCGATCGGCCCAGAAGGGATCGCCACCTACGTGATGCCGGCTGAGCTGATCCGCCGCCTGGCGGCCTCGATGGGCATGGACACCCTTGGGCTGGTCAAGACCGACGAGCAGATGGCGGCCGAGCAGCAGAAACAGCAGCAGATGGCCATGGCGCAGCAGGCGATGCAAGGCGGCATGGCAGACCCACAGAAGCTGGCGAACGCCGCGGCCATCAGCCAGGAGATGGCCGCGCCGCCGCCGGCTGATGCACCACCTGAACAACAACCAACCCCATGACTGCAACACCCACCGAACAGCTGGATCCCCGCGCCATGGTCGCCCCCGGCCAGGAGGCGGTGCTGGATGAGTTCTTCGCTGAGCTGGACCAGCAGAACGCTGCGATCCAGGCTGCCGAACAGGACGCACCAGCACCCGAGCCGGCATTACTGGCTGGCAAGTTCAAGAGCGCCGAGGAGCTGGAGCGCGGCTACAAGGAACTGGAGCGCAAGCTGGGGGCCAAGGCCGAGGCACCGGAGCCGGCGGAAGCAGCGCCCGAACCGCTCACCCGCGAGCAGGCTTCCGAGCGCTATGGCGAGTTCATTGCCAGCGCTGCCGAGGAGGAAGGCCTCGATCTGAGCGCATGGGATGCCGCCGTGCGGAAGGGCGAGGACACCGCAGATTTGCGGGAGAAGCTGGCGGCACGCACCAACATCCCGGTGCAGCTGATCGAGCAGTACGAAGCAGCGTTCCGCCCCCAGGCGCAGCCGGCTGATACCGGCGCAGCGCAGCAGGGCTTCAGCGATGCGGACGTGAGCGAGCTCAAGACGCTGGTGGGCGGCGAGCAGGAGTTCGCGCGACTCAGCCAGTGGGCGGCAACGAACATGGGCGCCGACGAGCTGGCGGATTACAACGCCGCGGTGGACAGCGGCAACAAGGCCGCGGTGCGATTGGCGCTGCGGGCGATGCAGGCCCGGGCCACCACGGTGCAAGCGCAACAGCAGGGCGAACCGGAACTGATCGGCGGCGGTCGCCCGGCCCAGGTGGATGTGTTCGCCAGCCAGCAGGAAGCCCTGGCGGCTTACCGGAAGACCGACAGCAAGGGCAAGCGGTTGTACGACAGCGACCAGAAGTACCGGGCGTGGTACGAGAAAACCCTTGCGCGATCGAACTATCCCACATAATGGGGACAACAGTTTCTCTGCAGCAGTGCAGTTGAACGGGCCTCCTTCGGGAGACACCCCGACTCGGCGATCTGTGAGGCAGGAGCTGACAATCACTTAAACCAGTGACCAGTCTCACCAACCTCGACCGTCTTGGTCAGATCAAACAGGCAGGGGATGTCAATGCCCTGTTCCTGAAGCTCGGCATGACCGAGATTCTTGACGCCTTCGACCGCAAATGCGTGTTCAAGGGCAAGGTCAAGGAGCGCAACATCCGCGGCGGCAAGAGCGCTGCCTTCCAGGTGACCGGCCGCCACACGGCTTCGTATCACACACCTGGCACCGCGATTCTGGGCGATCCCAGCGCCACCAACGCTGACCGCAACGAGTACATCATCAACCTCGATGGTCTGCTGGTTGCGTCCGAAGTGATCTATGAGCTCGACGAGCTCATGAATTACGTGGACCAGCGGCAAGACCTGACCCATCAGCTCGGCCAGGCACTGGCTCGGGAGTGGGACCAGCGGGCCGCCCGCGTGATCTTTGGCGCAGCCAAGACCACAACGGAACCGCTGCTCTCCGGTGGTGGTGCGGTGGTGACCGGCTCGATTGCCACGACCACCCTGACCGTCACCGCTGTCACCAGCGGTCGCATCTACCCGGGACAGACGATCAGCGGTAGCGGCATCACCGCCGGCACCGTGATCACCGCCCAGCTGACCCAGACCAGCGGCGATGCAATCGGTCTGCGCGGCACCTACACGGTGTCGGTGTCGCAGACGGCAGCCTCCACCACGGTGACTGCCGTTGGCGGTCCGAGCGCTGGCCGCATTGGCCAGACCCAGACCCTGCCTGCCGGCTACACCACTGCCACCACCAACAGCCGTGGTGACAGCCTGATTGCTGCCATCTCGGCACTGAAGGTGCAGATGCAGGCCAAGGACGTGCCCGTTGAGGACATGATCGCCGTGGTGCCCCCGTCGGAGTATGACTGCCTTCTGGATTCAACCAGGGCGATCAACGCCGACTTCAACGGCGCCGGTGGCGGCAACGGCACCATTGCCGAAGGTCGCATCATGCGCGTCAAGGGCATCCCGGTGATGTGGTCCAACCACGTCACCCAGCCGGCGTACACCAACAACACGCTCGATCGGAACACTGCCTATCAGCAGGATCTGTCGAAGTGTCGCGGCATGGTGTTCCACAAAGACGCGATCGGTGTTCTCACCCTGAAGAACATCGGCCTGCAGGTCACGCCCCAGGGAGGGGATTTCAACATCATGTACCAGGCCACGCTGATGGTTGCTCGCATGGCGATCGGCATGAGCGTGTTGCGGCCTGAGTGCGCCGGGGTCATCGAGATCCCCTAAACTCCAACCGATCCCGATGGGTCGATGGGGAACTGCCCCCTGCCGTTTTGGCGGGGGGCTTTTTGCTGGCAGCGATAGCATGAGGACTGCACCCCTGCAGGCCAGTCGTGCCGATCTCCAACCAGGCAGTGACGCCGGGCCGCACGACCCTGCTGGAAGCGGTCAATACCCTGCTGGCCGTGATCGGCGAGCAGCCGGTCAACACGCTGGAAACCCAGCAGATCGTTGAGGCCTCGATGGCTGAGCGCACCCTGCTGGAGTTCCACAAGGAGGGGCAGGTCAACGGCTGGAGCTGGAACAGCGAACAGGCCTACGAGTTCACCAAGGACAACAACAACGAGATCGTGGTGCCGACCAATGTGGTCAGGTGGGCCGCGGATGCCTACGAGTGGGCCGGCCGGTTTCAGCTGCGCGGCCAGCGGGTGTACGACCGCGAGAAGCGCACCTATTCCCTGGGCAGTGATGTCACATCCCTCAAGGCTGATGTGGTGTTCCTCTTGTCGTGGGACGAGAGCCCTGAAGCGTTCAACCGATGGGTGACGATCCGCTCAGCGCGGGTGTTCAGCGGTCGCGTGCTGGGCGACTCCTCCTCGTTCCGGTACACGGCGGTGGATGAGCAGGCGGCGTTGACAGCGCTGCAGGCGGTTGAGATGGATCAGCTGCAGGCGAACAGCCTGACCGGCGGTCCCGGGATGAGGCCGTTCCCCACCTACTCGCCAGGTCTTGGTCTGCTGGGCCGCAACCGGGGCTACCTGCGTGGCTGATCTCGTCTCCTATTCCATCCCCAATCTGTTCCAGGGGATCAGCCAGCAACCGGATGCTCAGCGCGACCCCACACAAGGTGAGGTGCAGATCAATGGGATGAGCTCTGCTGCGGAGGGGCTGCGCAAGCGCGAAGGCAGCAGCTGCATCGCACGGGTGAGCACCACCAGCTTCGGCGACGTGTTCTTCCATCAGATCCTGCGCGATGCCACCGAGCAGTACCTGGCGGTGATCAGCAAGACGGCCATCCGGGTGTTTGATCTGACGGGCGTCGAGCGGACGGTCACCGTCGCCAGCGGTGCGTTCAGCTATCTGTCGTCGGTGGTGAGCGCAAAGGCCGACATCCGGGCCGCCTCGATCGCCGACTACACATTCATCAGCAACACCAAGGCCGTGCCAGCGATGGACACTGCCCTGGCGCCTGCTGTGGCCCGGCCAGCCGCGAACGAAGCGCTGGTGTGGGTGAAGGCGGCCAACTACGGCCAGCGCTACACGCTCAACATCAACAGCCAGCAGGTCACGGTGGCCACCGCTGTGGCGCCTGTGGTGGTGAATGGCAGCACGACGACCGAGAACCGGGTCAGCACGGCAGAGATTGCTGCGCGACTTCGTGGGGCGCTGCTGGGTGGCGCACCTTCGGCCATCACCGTGCAGGGTTCGGCGACCACGCTGAACGGCACCGTCACCGGCACTGCGACGACCACCGACGAGGGCGGCAGCGGGCTGACCGTGAATGTGACCGGCAACGGCAGCGTCATCACAGCTGCGGCGATCAATGTTGCCGGATCGGGCTATCGCGCCGGTGACAGGGTGTTCGTGCAGCGCGGGCTGCTGAACGGTGGCGCGGTGACGGCTTTGAACAACGAGGGAGCCGGCAGCACGCTGAACGGCACCTTGATTGACGTGCCGACCACTGGCGGCAGCGGCAGCGGGCTGACTGTGACGATCACAGGCGATGGCGCAAAGCTGACGGCAACGGTTGTTGGCAACAACCCAGGCAGCGGCTATCGAGCGGATGGCGCCATCTCAGTAGCTCGAAACCGCTTGCAGGGTGGCCCCGTCAGCACGCTCAGCAACCAGGGCGCAACCACAACGCTTAATGCCACTGCCACCGGCCTGGCCACCACGACCAACACCGGAGGCACTGGCCTGACGCTGAATGTCACCGGCAATGGCACGGCGGTGACTGCCATCACCGTCAACGCTGCTGGCGTGCGGTATCACATTGGCTCCAAGATTTACATTGCCAGGAACGTTCTGGACGGCAGCGGATCGGACACGACGCAGGTTCACGTTGCCACGATCACAGCGGTCACCAACTCCGACACCACGGCGATGCAGATTGCCACGGTGAAAGCCCATGTGATTGACGAAACAGCGGTTCAGGTGGCAACGGTGAGCACCGCCGCGGCCGGCCCGCTGACGGGGGTCACGATTGCTCGCAGCGGTTCGGTGCTGCATCTCACCAGCAGCAGCGCGATCACGCTTGCTGCCACCGATGCCAGGGCTAACGCAGACATCACGGCGATCACCAACAGCGTGCAGGCGTTCACCGAGCTGCCGACGATCGCACCGTCCGGCTATCAGATCGAGGTGGTGGGCGATCCGGGTAACAAGTTCGACGGCTACTACGTGTCCTTCACCTGCCGCAGCGGCACGTTTGGCGAGGGCAGCTGGCAGGAAACGGTCAGCCCCGGCGTTGAGTACCGGATTGATCAGGGCACGATGCCGCATCTGTTGGTGCGGCTGCCAACCGGCGCGTTCTGGTTTGGCCCGGCCAATGGCGCCATCGTGAGCGGCGTCACGATCCCCACCTGGGGGCAGCGCACGGCCGGCGACTACGAGACGGCACCGGATCCATCGTTCATCGGCCAGCCGATCCAGGACGTGTTCATCTACAAGAACCGGCTCGGGTTCCTGGCAGACGAGAACGTGATCCTCAGCCGGGCGCGGGACTTCTTTGAGTTCTTCCCGGAAACGGTCACGGCGATTCTGGATTCAGACCCGATCGACCTTGCGGCCAGCAACAACCGGGTAAGCGTGCTGCGGTATGCGGTGCCATACCAGGACGAGCTGATCATCTTCTCCGATCAGATCCAGTTCCGGTTCAACGCTGCTGAAACCGTGCTGACACCCAGCACAGCGCAGATCACGGTGCTGACCAGCTACGAGATGGATCCCAACTGCCGGCCGATTCCGGTGCAGGGCACGATTGTGTTCTGCATGGCCAACGGGCAGTGGAGTCAGTTCCGCGAGTTCAGTGTGCGCGGCGCGGGCACTGCGCTGATTGCGGATGCGTCGGATCTAACGATGGCAGTGTCCAGCTACATCCCATCCGGGACATTCAAGCTGACGGCTAATGATACGGGCAATGCTTGGTTTGCTATCTCAAGCGCCAGCGGTTACCAGAAACGGATCTACGTCTACAAATACCTCTACCGCAACACCGGTGGCGGCGTGGAACGCGCCCAGTCCAGCTGGAGCCACTGGGAGCTGAGCGGGGCTGACGAGATCCTCTCGATCCTGTGCGTGGAGGAAGTGCTGTACCTGCTGGTGCGGTACGGGACGGAGGTCTGGCTGGAGTCGATGCCAGTGACTGACCGGATGACCAGTGCCAGCCCAAGCCCATCGCTGCTGCTGCTGGATCGGACGGTGACCACAACCACGGCGACGCCTGTGGCGCTGCGCGTGGCGGCCGGCACCTACAACGCTGTGCAAAACACCACCACCTGGACGCTGCCGTACACCATCCAAGCGCTGACGCAGGCATGGAGCGGTTGGACTGCGACCGTCAACGGTGGCGTGCTGCTGGGGCAGGCAAGCAGCGGCAACACGATCACAGCATTTGGCAACTGGAGCACGGCGCCGGTGTTCTTCGGGGAGGCGTTCACCTTCCGCTATCGGTTCACGCGATTCAAGCTGTATCGGGACATCGGCGGCGGTAAGACTGCAGCCAATGTGATGAGAACGCAAGTGCGTCATGCCAAGTTGCGTTACCACGAAACCTTCTATTTCAGGGTGCAGGTGATGGCGGAACGGCGCGATGCGGCCACTTATACGTTTGATGGCACGATTCTGGGCAGCCGCAATTCGCTGATCGGCAGCTCGCTGAACCAGGCCGAGGCCGAGGCGATGCGTTACGCCGAGGGGGTGTTCCGCATCCCGATCAACAGTCGCGGCGAGAACTGCGTCGTTGAGCTGCTGAACGACACGCCACACCCCTGCAAGTTCAGTTCGTGCGAGTGGGTGGGCCTGATGACCGGCCAGGCGAGGAGCCTGCAATGAGGTGGACTGAACCAACACCTGCAGGGGTGCAGCGCATTGCCGAGCGGATGCGTTACCAGGATCGGCTGGAAGTCCTCTACAGCCACCAGCTGACGGCAGAATTGGCCGTGCAAGAGAGCTGGCGCATGTCCTCAATCTGTCGTTGCATTGGTGCAGAAGACGGGAGCGCTGTGGGCATCTGTGGCGTCGGTGGCGACGGGGGCAGCGTGATCTGGCTGCTGGCCACCGATGAGCTGTTGGCCACTGCCGGTAATCGGCGTCAGTTTCTGCGGGAAGGTCGGCGGTGGGTGGATTCGCTGTTTGAGCGGCACGGCTTTCGGTATCTGGAGAACTGGGCGCTGGCGAGCAACCTGACCACGCTGCGATGGCTGCGGCATCTCGGGTTCACGATCGACACGCCTGAGCCGATGGGGCGCAGCTGCCAGCTGTTCTGCCACTTCTGGAGGGCAGCCTGATGGTGATCGACCCCATCTCGGTTGCATTTGGCGTTGCCCAAGCTGGCCTGGGGATCTTTGGCGCCAGCGCCAGCGCCAAGGCACAGGAGCAGGACTACCTCAACCAGCGGGCGTTTCAGGACGCCAATTCACGCTTCGCGCAATGGCAGGCGGGCTTCAATGCGCGGATCTCCGATGCCAACGGGCAGTACCGCTACTGGCAGGAAACGGTCAATTACAACCAGCAGCTCGCCTATGTGAATGGGCTGCGCAACATGGAGCTGGTCAAGGCTGCACGGCAGGCCGATGTCGTTGGCCAAACCCGCTCAGCGGCTGGGGCCTCGTATGTGCGTGACAGCGAGGCGCTGAGCCAGGCGATGGCTGAGGCATCAATGCAGGATGCCGTTGCGATGCAGCAGTACCAGTGGCGGGCGCTGCAGGGGCGGGCCTCGGTGCAGGCGATGGGGCAAGAGGGGCGATCGGTGGATCGAATCGTCAACGACTTCGCGCGGCAGCAGGGTGATTTCGAGACGCTGCAGGGGATCAACCAGAAGCTGCGCAGCCGGCAGTACACGCGCGAGCAAGCGGGCCAGGTGGCGCAGTATCTGAGCCGGTGGAACAGCCAGCAGTTCTACGAGGAGCAGCCCTACATCGACCCGGTGGCACCGTTTGCGCCGCTGCCGACGCTGCTGCAACCGCCGCCGCCATCCATGACGGGCGGTGGTCCGAGCGGTGCGGCCACGGCGCTGAACATCGGCACAGCGGTGTTGGGTGGCGTGCAGGCGGGCATCTCGATGCAGGGAACCATGAACTCCCTGAAAATCCCTTCCAGCTCATCAGGCCCTGGAACAAGCAGAACCGGCTTGGCGTTCAGCGGCCTCAACTCGCTGGGGGGGACCTGACGCATGGCTGATCGGATGCTGCCATTCGGACAGGTGACGCCAACGGCGCGGCCGATCGGCGCGTTTGTGCAGGCTGCCCAGCAGGACACTCCGGGACCAGCGCGACCGGTAGAGCTCCCCGCGGCGCGTGGGATCGACACGCTGCAGCAGAGCGGCACCACGAACGTGCAGGGGTTCAACCAGTTCCAGCAACTGGCTGCAGCCTTGGCGCCGTTCAGCAGTGCGCTGATGAAAACGGCAGAGACGGGATACGAGAGCTACGCGAAGGGCAAGATCGAGGAGGGCTACTACAGGGCCCGCAACCAATACGCACGGGCACAGCTCAGCCTGCAGGTGCAGGCGGAAACCGGTGCAGCGGATGCTGCGAGCACGATTGGCCAGCTGCAGAAGCGCGACCCAGAGGCAGCGCAACTGCTGAAGGAATCCAACCCGTGGGCACTGATCGGTCAGCGGCGAGCAGTGGCGCAGCTTGTAGCAGCCGATGTCGAAAACGCCCTGGAGGACGATCTGGTCAACAGTGCTGGCTTACTGGCACAGATGAAGCCAGGCAGTCCTGCGCTGAAAGCGCGGCAGGTGCAGCTCACCAGCCAGGCGCTGGGTCGCTACGGGCTGACCGGCGACGAGCTGGAGGTCAACTTCTACGTGACGCCGCGGGTCAACAAGGCCTCTGAGCAGTACACCGACAAGCAGCGGAAGTTCTACAACAAGGCAGTCGAGGATTCAACAACGTCTGCTGCTACTGCAGCGCTGGGCGCCACTGTTGATCAGATCCTGAAAAACGACGCTGTGGTGGATGGCGTCACCTACAAGCGCGGCACAGCGGAGTGGCGTGAATACGGTGCGGCGGTGCTCACGCAGGGACTGGATCAGCAGCTGCGGTTGCTCGACCCAGAAGCCCGTGCGCGTGCGATCCAGTACATCCGCGCACAGGTGGGCGGCACGTATGGCAACGCCGGGCCGTTTGCCGCCGGATTGCTGCAGAGCATCCGAGGCGGCGATCCGTCGATGCCTTACGAGAAGCGGCCGACATGGGGTGCCATGGCACCACTGGAGATGCAGGAGCTGCAGGTGCGTGGCATGAAGGCCACGCAAGAGCAGCACGATTTGAAGCAGCAGACGCTGAAGCTCAAGGTTGATGAGATCTGGGATGCCGGGCCCGGCAGGCTTACCCGGGGCGATCCGAACTGGCTGCCAACAATCCGAGATTTTCAGATCAAGGCCGCGGCTCTTGGCTTCTTGGATGTGGAGTCTTATGTGATTCGGCGTGGGAAAGAACGCAGCGAATACATCCAAGTGGTCAGGCCGCCCGATCCATTCCTCGCCGAGAACTTTGCGGTTGAGATTGGCATGATGCCGCCATCAGCATGGACTGATGACCCGAACGCCTACGCCAATGCGCTGAGGCAGGCCCAGCAGATTGCAAGCCAGGAGCCAACACCGGAAGGGCAGCGAGAAACCTACCAGCTATTGGTCGGCAAGATCGACAAGGCCCGTTCCAGTGCGGCTGATTTTGATGCGGGTGTGCGCGATCGCGTGCAACAGGAGGTGCTGCAGGATCTCGATAGCGATGCGGTTCGCCAGATCCGTGACAAGCAGAAAGTCGGCGGCAAGCAGGGTCCAATGCTGTCTCAGATGATGGCAAGTCAGATAGGCAGTGGCGTTTCGGTGTCAGCCGCTGTGGCCTCCACCTACCAGAACGCCCAGCTCACCGCAGCCGCGAATCGGCTCACGGCGCTCTACGAGCGAGAACTGTCTACGGGCATCCGCAACTGGAAGGCCGAGAACCCAGGTCGTCAGCTCAGCCCCGCGCAGCGCAGCGTTGAAATGTCGGAAGCGGCGGCTCGGGCCCGCAAGTCACCGCAGTATGTGCAGATCATCAAGGAGCTCACCGGCCGCCAGCCCGGGGAGCTTGGCCCGCGCAAGGTGGGCACCAACCCCAGGGATGCCCGCGGGGTGCCCCGTGAAGGCGCCAGGAAGCTTTCAGACGACACGATCCGCACGTATCAAAGCCGGCCGGTCATGGAGCCGCGGTGGGTGTACGGGGAACTGCAGCAGCTGCAGCGCGGCAAGCCGGTGAGCCCCGAGCTCTACAACATGGCCCGTCGCGCCAATACCACCACCTTCAACTACCTGCTGGAACAGCTGAAGATGTACCCAACCCTTGACCCCAAGGGCGAGGCAAAGCGCTGGCTTGAGGAGAAGATCAGGCAGCAGAGACCAGCGAGAACGGTGGCCGGCAATCAGGTGAGCTCGGTCGTGCGTGATGGGCTTGGTGGCTGGAACCCGCTGGCGGCTGGCGGCTGGCTGATGAGCATGATTGCGCCGCCGGCTGCAGCTGCCACCTTGCCGCCGAGCTTCATGGGTGGTGCGGAGAGATTTCCGGCAGGCAGCCCGGGGCAGTTTGAGAAGCCTGAGTCAGTCGTCTACGAGCGCCCAGGGCGAGGCAACCAGCCCGGTGTTGATTACTGGTTCCGCTCCAAGCAGTTCCCTGCTGTTCTCACCGGTCGGGTAAAGGACGTTGGCCGCGAACCTCGCTATGGGAACTATGTGGTTGTCGAGTCCACCGACCCACGCAACGGGCAGACGGTTGATGTGCTTTATGGCCACTTGCCAGATGGCGGGGTCTATGTGCGCCAGGGGCAAACGATCAACGCCGGCCAGTTGATTGGCAAGCAAGGCGGAACCGGCAATGTGAAATCTGCTGACGGCACGATTGCTTCGGTTGACTTCCTTGCGCCGCGGCCAGCTGGCAGCAGAGACATGACCCCTTACCAAGACTTTGATGGCCTGCGTCGGTTTGTCACCAGTCGCATGGTGAGCGGCGGCAGATCAACCAGTTCATCTACGCAGATCAGCATGGCCACTCCTACAACGCGACCCGGCGGCGGCCTTACGGGCATTGCCACTTACTACAACGGCAGCGGCGGTTCAGATGGTGTGGCTGGCGGCCCTACAGCCAATGGTGAAATCTACGATCCAAACAAGATGACGGCTGCTGTGCAGTGGTCTCAGCGTGGGAAGTATCTGAACAAGTGGGTGACGGTAGAAGACCTCGACACCGGCAGGTCTGTGCGGGTGTGGGTGAACGATGTTGGGCAGATGGGAGGCACCGAGCAATCCATCAATCGCACTGACCCCAGGGTGATTGATCTGTCGCCAGCTGCGTTCCGCAAGTTATTTGGCAGCACCCAACGTGGCACGGGCCGCATCCGCATTAAAGGAGTGAAGTGATGCCCGCTTTCAACCTTCCACAGATCGACGATTTCTCGGACATCGAGCCGGTGCTTCCTGATGTGCGTCCGGTGCCCCAGCAGGGCGGCGGCGGCGGGAAGCCCCAGCAGGGTGGCGGCACGCAGGCCGCACGACCGAGGCCTAATCGGGCCTTCTGGGAACGGCGACTGGAAAGCCAGGCCGGCCCGCTGAAACCGTTTGCGCAGTTCATGAACACGCTGGCTTCGCCTGACACAAAGGCGGGCCTGGTGGTGGGTCCGATCAATGCAGTCAGCAAGCTCACCAACGCCATTGGCGATGCGGTGCAGCGCAAGCCGATCGACACCAGCGATGCCTGGCAAATCCCCAAGGCCGCTGCTCGGCAGCTGAACCCATTTCGGATTGGCCCGAACTACAACGAGGTGACGCCCGCTGATGACCCCGGCCTGTCGCTGGGCGGGGCCATCGGTGCCGAAGTGCTTGGTGCCGCCACCGGCGCCACGCTGCTGCGCCGGCTGGGGCAGGTGGGGCTGCTCAAGCGGGCTGCGGATGCGGCCAAGGCCACCCGCGCGGTGCGGGGGCTTGCTGTGGCGCAACGGGCCAGCGCCCCCCTGCGCACGGCGGTGCAGGTTGGCAAGAACGTCGGTGAGGCCTTGGTCGGAACCACGCTGGCAGCGCCGTTCGTTGACTACAGCACGGGCAACCTGGCGAACGTGCCCGATGCGTTTGGCTGGCGGCTGCCCGGGCGCGTCGAGAAGGACGACAACTACCTGGAGGCCTTCGGCAAGGGTGTGATGGTCGAGGGGCTTGCGGCCCCGCTTACCGCTATCGGTGCCCTGTCCTTCCTACCTGCAGCACGCCGGGCCATGTTCGGCGGCGAGGGCGTGCAGTGGCTGGATGACCTGGCCGATCAGGAGCTGGAGCCCTACACCCGCCAGTGGCGCAACTTCCGGCAGCCGCAGCTCCCCCCGGGCCCCGGCGCCCCCCAGCTGCCGAGCGCTCAGATGCAGGCCGCTGCTGATGGCAGCCCGATCACGCCGGTTGCCATCAACCTGGACACCCCCGGCGGAACACTGCCGGGCACCCCGTTCGGCCTGCCGCAGCTGCCGAGCGCTCAGATGCAGGCCGCCGCCGATGGCAGCCCGATCACGCCGGTTGCCATCAACCTGGACACCCCCGGCGGAACACTGCCGGGCACCCCGCCCGGCCTGCCGCAGCTGCCCACCTATCAACCGGGCGGGGCGATGGTGCCGGCCACCCCCAATGGCAGCGCAATCGAGCGCTACTTCGATGAGGCCACCCAGATTCGCCAAGTGGAACAGCAGCGCCAGCGGCTGCTCGATGCCGGCCTGGTCAAACAGGGTGAAGGTGGCCAGCTCGATCTGAGCATTGCGGACACGGCTGACCCTGAAGTGGCGCAGCAGATCCGCCAGCTGCAGGGCGAGCGGGGCCTGCTGCTGCAGCGCCTGAGCGAGCAACCTGATGCCGCCAAGGAAATCTCAAAGCAGCTCGACGAGCTTGACACTCAGGTAGCGGACCTGACACTCAGCGGCACCACTGAGCAGTTCCTGGCACCACGGGGTAGCCGTCAAACAGAGCTGGACCTGGACACCAGACCAGAGCTCGACACCTACCTCGCGCAACTGGACGAGCTCAGCGATCCTCAGCTGCGCGAGATTCATTCCCGCGTCTGGCGTGAAGTAGGAGCCGAGCGCAATGCGCAGGAGCTGACTGCCACGCAAGAGCAGGTGCAACAGCTGACGCAACGGCTGGAGGAGATCAACGCTCGCCAGGCGGCCGGCGAGATCACGCCGCGTGGCGCCAAGGGGTTGATCACTCGCGCCGAACGCGAACTGCAAGCAGCCCAGCTGCAGCTGCAGGCAATCCAGCAGCGGATGGCCGTCCCGGAAACCACCGTTGGGCAGCAGCTGGAGATGTCCATGAATTGGCAGCCGGGCCTTGATCTGGCGCCTGACATTCAGCTGCCACCGCTTCAGCAGATTGCCCGTGGACCGGGGGAATACGGCTACCGCACGCCAGACGATTACCGCTCGGCGCTGGAGGGGTGGCCGCGTGACACGCTGCGCCGCCTGTCCATGCCCGATTCCTCTCCCGAAGTGGCAGCACTGGTCAAGCTCCGCACCGGCCGGCGGGTGTGGAGTGCCAAGAAGTCCGACATCATTGATGCCCTGGTAGAGCTCAGCACCCGCCGGGGCATGTTCCTTCCGCCAGAGGCGGACCAGCTGGGCCTGCAGCTGACGCGCAACCTGGCAGGCGAAGCCGATGCACCGCTGCTGGATGTGCCGGCTGATCTGGGCACCACCAGCCGGATGGGGCAAGCCGTTGATGCCGATGGCAACCCCATCACCGTGCCGATGGATGACTACCAGCCCCGTGGCATGGATGCGCAAACACGCGAGCGGCTGAAGGCCGAGATCCTGCGCCGTGCCATCGACAACGGTGAGGTGCAGGCACCGGTGACACCAATCCCCAACCGCCCCAACGGCCCGCAGTATTTCAACCAGGGCAGCTTTGCCGACGATCTGCTGGCCGACCCGAGCGGTCAGCTGCCGCTGCAGTTCCTCAACGATGTGCTGCCGCCCTACAAGGCCGGCGGCAAGAACGCTGATGCGCTGATCGACGAGATGCGGCTGCGGTTTGAGTACAACGTGCTCGATGCCAAGGCGCAGCAGGCGCTGCAGGATGCCTGGATGGCCTCAAAGGGTTGGGACACCCTGAGCTGGGACGAGAAAAAGCGGCTCGGGCTGATGGGCCGCGGCATGTTCGCGTTCAGCCGCGACGATCTGGCAGCACCGCTTGATCAGGTGCGGCCACCGACACCGGAGTTCACGCCAGAGCTGCCGGTCGGCGGCGAGCGCACCGCGCAGCCGTATCGAGGCGAGGGAACGGCCGCGGCGCAGAACGTCGCGCCGTTCACGCCAGAGCTGCCGGTCGGCGGCGAGCGCACCGCGCAGCCGTATCGAGGCGAGGGATCGGCCGCGGCGCAGAACGTCGCGCCGTTCACGCCAGAGCTGAAGGCGAAGCCCGATCGCAAACCGCAGACCTACGACACCGCGGATGTGTTCGTCAGCATCAACGGCCAACCGATGGTGGTGCCGAAAGATGCGGTGAGCCAGGCGTCCGCGCCCGCCGCAGATGCAGCAAAGGCTGGCAAGGCGCAGCCCAAGCCCAAGGCGCAGCCCAAGGGCAAGGGCAAGGCGGCTGCCACACCGATGCAGCAGCAGGCCACGCAAGCCAAGGCCGACATCGCCTCAGAGCGTGCGGCCCTGCGCCAGCAGCTTGAGGAGCTGCGCAAGAAACACCAAGGAGGTTCCTGCTGATGGCTGACTGCAACGATCTGACGAAACAGCTCCAGGATCTTGAAGATCGACTGCGCCAGCTGGACGAGCTGGAGGCCGCGGCCGATTCCATCCTCGACACCGAGGGGCTGCCAGCAGCAGGGCCCAGCCGCAATGTGCTGCGCACTTACACCGGGCAGGAGATCGGCCTGTCCCGCGAGGCGTGGGTGAAGCAGTCCGAGCAGGACATGGTTGCGATGGGCGGCAAGGTGATCCGCGATCTGGTTGAGATGGGCTTCCGCAACAAGGAAGGCCCGCGGGGTGAGACCGGCCGAATGGTGAACTACGGCATCGGCTTCCCCGACTACAGCAAGGTTGCGCCAAGCGACGAGAACATTGCGGCGCTGATGGAGACGATTGGCGTTGAGCGGGCCAACACCCCCAAGGGTGTGCAGCTGAAGCGCAAGTTCACCAGCACCGTGGCCGGCAATGCCCTCATCCGCTTCATGCGGGAGAACAACGCCAGCGCTGAGGCCATCGCATCGGCGCTGAACGCTCGCCTCAAAGGCATCGACAAGCTGCCTGAAACGATTGTGTCAGTCGCCAAGGCCCGCTGGGATTCCGTCAGCCAGTACGCCGCCAAGATCGAGCAGGCGGCCAACGCGATGGAAGTGGGCGCCCTGGGCGACGAGCTCAGGGTTGAGCTGGGTTATGCGGCGCAGTGGGCCCACTTCTTCGAGAACCTGGACGCTGCGGCCCGTCGCCGGGTTGGCCAAGCCATGCGCGGCCTGCAGTACGACTTCAGCGATGCCGGCTTTGAGCTGTTCGGGCCAGATCCCAACCTGGCGCGGCTGACGATTCAGGACATCAACGGCGAAACGCTGGTGGGCCAGGTGATGGAACACATCGAGCGCGGCGACGTGATGAAGCTGCGGCAACTGGCCGCAGCAGCCCGGACCAACAGCATCACGCGCACCAGCATCAACGAGGCGCCGTTCTTCTCGCAGCTGCACCTGCTCAACAACTTCCGGCGGAACAACATGCTCACCAGCCCGACCACATGGCTGGTGCGCAACCCGGTGAGCGGTCTGGGGGTGGCCTTCTACCGAGGGCTGCAGGACATCACCGCTGGTGCCCTCAGGGCTGGCGCCAGGGGCGGCATGGAGGCGGCTTTCTTTGCCAACCGCGCAACCCTGGATGCCACGCAGATGGCGTGGAAGAACGGCATCACCTATCTCGGCACCGGCAAGGCGCGGATGGGCCTCGACAACGCCATGGAGGTGGCGCCGGAGATCATCGAGCGCGAGAAGCAGATGATCGACGACGCCCTCACCACCGGGGTAGCACTGCTGCAGCGACCCAGCTACTGGGCCAACACGGCTGGCATGGGCCCAGCGGTGACGCTGATGAATGTGCTGAACGCAAGCGTCAGCAAGGTGCTGGGCGGGCTGGGTGAGCGGTATTTGGGTTGGAATGGCGGCTACCTACCGGCGTTCCGCTTGCTGGGTGCCGGCGACGAGGCGGTGCGCAGCATGGCCTACGCCTGGAAGGTGAACCATGAGGCCTACGTGCGGGCCTGGGATGAGGCCAAGCAAACCGTGGACTCAACCACCGGCCGTCAGGTTGGTTCCGACTGGGTGGCGCAACGCGCCGAACAGCTGGCTGAAGATTCGATGTTCAGCGGCTACATGAGCGCTGAGGATCTGGTGAAGCTGCGCCGGGAACGCGGGCTGCCGCCTGGCGAGGAATTGCCAGATGACGTTCTGCGCCTGATGGCCTTCAACGATCTCAAGGGCGTCCCCCGCGCTGATGACGAGCTCGGGCAGATCGGGTTGCAACGTGCTGCGCAGGTCACGTTCACCGAAACGATCAAGGATCCGATCATCCAGGGCCTAGGGGTTACGCGGCAGAACGCCTTGGTGGCGTGGCAGCTGCCGTTCTTCAAGACACCGCTGAACAGCCTGATCTGGTCGCTTGATCAAACCATCGTGCCGTCTGTGCTGAAAGCGCTGCGCACCAACACCACCAACGCCACACCGGCCGAGATTGCTGATGCCCGTGCGCAAGCGATCGTCTCAGCCATGTTCCTGACGATGGGTGCAGGGGCGATCAGCAGCGGCGTGTTCACCGGCGGCGGCCCATCCGATCCAGAGGAATACCAGCGCTGGCGGCGCGTGAACACGCCCTACAGCTTCCAGCTCGGCGGCAAGGTGATTCCGGCTGCACGGTTCCGAGTGGGGGGGCTCGATCCCATCGACATCCTGGGGCTCTATGCCGATCTGCAGCAGCTGGTGATGGAGGAGGGCATCAGCGAAGGCGACTACATGCAAGCCAGCACAGGCCTGGTCACAGCGCTGGCCCGCATGTTCAACAACAAGGCCAGCCTTCTCAACACCACAACGGTGCTGAACGCCATGACACAGCCCGATCGCACCGACATGGCTGACGTGTTGGCCAGTTCCATGGGAGGGCTGTTTCCACTTTCTGGCCTGGCAGGCCGCATCTCTGCGATGGGCAGAGGTGCCATGGAAGCCACCGAGAAACGGCGGTTCATGTCGGCCGAGGAGAAGAAGGCGTTGGGGATGGATCCGATCTATGCCGAACTCGTTGCCCCTGTGCTGCAGTTCGTGCAGGCAGTGGGCGAGAAAGTTGCCCGGCCGTATCCGGGTGCCAATCAGCTGCTCAAAGCACCGGTGCGCCGTGACTGGCTTGGCGCCAAGGTCGAGCGTCCGTTTGGCATCCCCGCCGAAGCGGTGGTGCCGTTCATGCCCGTTCTGCAGCCTCAGGATCCGCTCTACCTGTGGCTGAATGATGCCGGCATTACCACCAAGCCGCGGCCTGATGGGAAGGTCGGAACAGACGACGGTCTGAGCGTTGGGATGCAGATGACGAACGACGAGGAGGGCTTCTACCGCGAGCAGATGTCCACGATCCGTGGTGAGCGGCCCGCTGCCGATGTGCTTGGCACGGCGCGTGTTCCGATTGATCAGTTCGTTCAAGGCCGCACCATGGCGGAAGCGCTGCGGGCGCTGATGCGCGATCCCGTCTACCGCTCATGGGTAAACATCGACCCGGAAGGGCCCGACAAGCGGGTGAACAAGGCCAAGCTGACCGATCGAAAGAAGTCCGAGGGCTACCAGCCAATCGACGAGATCATTCGCTACTACGACATGCTGGCCCTGGTCGAGCTGATGGGTAGCGATCACCCGGCATCCAAGAGCTTCACCAAGCGCTACGAGGCGATGGTGCGCAGCCGCAGTGAGCAGCTGCGGAAGCGTGAGGAAGCGCTCAGCGTTCTTGGTTGGACACGCCAGTAGCGCAGCGGGCACAATAGGTCTACAGCCCTGCAGACCTAGCCGTGCCCTTCTCCTACGTGCAGTACCCGGGCAACGGGTCAACGGTCACGTTCACAGTGCCGTTCCCGTACCTGCTGCGGGCACACGTCAAGCTGTACTACGGGTTGAGCTTGCAGAGCGGGGGGTACACGCAGCTGCTGGCCGATGGCGTCAACTACACCTGGACGAGTGCTACACAGGTGCAGCTCAGTGCCGCGCCGGTTGTTGGCCAAACGCTGAGCATCCGCCGCGAAACACCAACCACCAGCCGCTTGGTGGATTGGAACGATGGCAGCGCCTTGACCGCTGATGCGCTGGATACCGCTGACCTGCAGAACTTCTACGCTATCCAGGAACACAAGGACTACATCGAGGTATTGGGGATCAACCCCAACACAAACGTCACAGACGGGTCAATCACAGCCAACAAGTTATCAAGTGATGCCGTCACCACAATCAAAATCCAGGACGGTGCGGTTACCAGCGGCAAGATCCAGGACGGTGCAATCGTCAACGCTGATGTGAACGCTTCCGCTGGCATCGTGGCCAGCAAGCTGTCGTTTACTCAAAGCGGTGCTGGCGCTGTCACTCGCACTGTCGACAGCAAGTTGAAGGATGTTGTCAGCGTCAAAGACTTTGGCGCCGTTGGTGATGGGGTTGCTGATGATGCGGCAGCAGTTCAGGCTGCCATCGACACTGTGGAGACGCTTGGCGGGTCCGTATTGTTCCCACCTGGTAAATACTTGTTTGGATCGCAAGTCACGATCAACCGCACAGGAGCTCCGCTTGGCGGTGGCTTTGTGGGTGAGCGCAACCTGCTGATCTCTGGTTACGGTGCTGAGATCAGAACCAGCGGTGCAATTTCTGCCTTTGATGTTCGTGGTGGATTTCAGCCATACCAAAGCCGAATAGAAGGTTTTACGATTTACCACCGGAACAACACGCAAGCGGTTGCTGGAATCCGAATGATCGGAGCTAGCTTGGTTACATGCTCTGACGTTAGTGTTGTAGTTAGCGGGTCATTGCCAGCAGGGTACGCGGCGTTCAGTCTGGAGAATCTTACGCCTTCCGATCCAGACTCCGGTTGCTTTTGGTGCCGGATTGAGCGCTGTTCTGTACGCCCGTGGGGCGGTGCTGAGGGCTTTGGGGCTTATGGGGTTAAGGCTACTGGTGCTGCAAATGCTTTGACGCTACAAGGAAATGTTTTCAGCGGAGCTACAACGCATGTCTGGCTTGGCCCCCATGCTGGGCAAGCATACATGCCCAATGCCGTTGTAATTGATGGCAACTTCTTTGAAGCACCCGCTGCGGCAACTGGAATCGAACTGAATGGTGGTGCAGTTATTTACCATGTAAGTGGCACCCGCATTACAAATAATAGGTTTGAGGGGCTGACAAACGCAGCCACTTTTACTGGAACAGGCACAACGGTTCAGCTGCCAGCATACTTCGCTGGCAACTACGCGGACACTAGCGTCACAAACTACATCGTGAACTCTTTAAGCATCCCAGTTGTGATGCTCGATTTTGTTGGTGTTGGCTCCCCCATGGGGCCAGCCAAGATGTATAACAAAGAAGGGCTAATCATTGATAATTGGGATGGGACATTTGATACATTGACGGTAGGCATTTCAGCTTTAGGGAAGGGTTTGCGGCTGCGAAGAAACTCTGACGGTGCGGTGCTTGGCTCGCTGGCGTATTCCAACGCAGCTGGTGGCATTGGGATGCAATTAGCTGGGTCATACAGCCCGTCGTATCGCCCGCTGACAATTAAAGGGTGCCAAGGAATTGCGGCTAGAGATACTGCCGCAAACAATCTTGCTTCAACAGCAACCTTTGCAGCTTCAACGCAACGTGTTGTGACTCTGCCGGTTGCAGAGGCAGACGCAAACTATCTGATCTTTCTTGAAGCCCGTGCCAATCAAAGGCTGTGGGTCAGCGCAAGAAGCACAACGACATTCACAGTTGATTCTGATGTTTCAAGCAGCAACAGCTTTGGCTGGCTGCTTATACGGCACCAGTGACGGTGCTCCCTTCACCCCCTGACTCATGCCACTCCAAAGAATCCCCGGCGCCATGGTGTCGGACTCGACGATCACCTCAGACGACGTTAAAGACGGCAGCATCGGCGCCGCCGATGTGCAAGACGGCTCGCTGACCGGCGGTGACGTTCAGGACGTTTCGCTCACAGGCACGGACGTACAGGACGGCACCATCGCTCAAGCCGATCTGGCAGATGGCGCGGCATAGCCGCTACCCTGCATGGGTGCAGTCCTCTTGCCAGCGTGGACCCAGCTTCAGTGATCGCATTGGTGAGCCTGGGAGCTTCCGGCGTCATGGCGCTCTGGAAGATCGCCAATGGCCTCGGGCGGTTTGAGTCCCGCACCACCACGATCCTTGAAGGCGTCCAGGTGATGCTCAAGGACCACGAAGACCGCCTTCGCAGCGTGGAGAGCAAGCTGTGACCAAGCACCTGGCCGACTACGTGAATCTGGCCATCGCCATTCATGGCGTTGCCGTGGTGGTGGTGAACATCACCCCCACACCCAAGGACAACGAGGCGCTGGGCACCTACCGGCGACTGGTCGTCAAGCTCTACCGCGCCATCGAGCTGATGGCCGGCATCTTCAATTCCCCCAACGTCAAACGATGACTCAAACACCCACCATCCAAACCCCGGGCCTCACGCAGCGCCTGCCGCTGGAAGCCCGGCTGACTTCCTACAGCGTGGCCGGCGTCATCCCGATCAACACGATCCTGATGCCCCTGGACTGCACCTTCTATCGGTCGGTCAGCATCCAGTGCGTGGCGATGGGCACCACCGGTGTGGTGACACCGGAGTGGTCCAACGACAACGTGAACTGGCAGCCGGGCACTCTGCTCACACCGCTTGGGGCCACCGCAGCCACGATCAGTGCTGCTGGTCTGTTCGTGCTGCCAGTGGTCGCGCGTTTCCTGCGGCTGCGCCTCAGCACTGCCACCACAGCCGGCACCACCACGTTTGCGGTCATCCAGTTCGACGATGGCAAGCAGATGTGGCTGGCCACGCAGCCTGTCACTGCGGGCGCCAGCACCAACGCCATTGGTGATGTCGGCGTTCAGTACCGGGCCAACGCCACCGGTGCAGCCTCATTCGTGAGCGTCCTGAGCCCGGCAACGCCAGCGGTGGCAACCGTGAAGGCCTCCGCCGGTCGCCTGCTCGGCTACCACCTGCAGAACAGTGGGGCAGCACTGCGCTCGGTCAAAATCTTCAACGCCACGGCGCCAACACTTGGCACCACAGCTGCAGCGTTTGAGGTTGACATCCCTGCTGGCGGCGCTGTTTCTCGGGCGCTGGATGGCGGCCTGGGCTTTGCCACAGCGATCACCTACAGCGTCACCTCAGCCAAGGGTCTGACCGACAACACGGCCACCGGCCTGGCTGCCAACGACGTGTCTGGGTTCATCGCCTTTGCCTGATCGTCATGACACTCATCGGCCCGAAGACCAAACCGCAGGACTGGGGGTTCCAGCTGGGTGACACCCATCTGGTCGTCAACGATCAGAGCGAAACGCTGACCGGTTGGAGTTTCGAAGGCACCCAACTGTTCAAGCTCACGGCATTGGCCCGTGGGCAGGGACGTGACAACCAATGGGGTGAGCCCAACACCGACACACCGCCTGGCCTGTACCGGGTGGGTTCGGTGTGGCGTGATTACGACCGCCTGGGTGATGCCCCCGGCCGCCAACCAGAGCTGATGCCTTATGGCTGGTACACGCTGGATCTGATCGAGCTGGAAGCGCAGGAGCGCCGCTACGGGCGTGCTGGCATCGCTATCCATGGCGGCGGGTCGGGGCTTGGCTGGCCCGGCTGCTGGCAGCCTCGTCAGGCCCTGCTGCCAACGCATGGCTGCATCCGCTGCCATAACGCTGATCTGCGCGATCACATCATGCCCCGCCTGAAGCGCGGCAAGATGTTCGTGTCGGTGTACCAGGAGAGCTGACAATGGCGGATCTGAACAAGGATCTGGAGGAACTGCACGCCGAGG